GTTCGTTGTCGTCCTGAGTTTGCAGGGCGGCACCGTCAGTGACCAAAGCGCGGTCGGGCAAACGGATACGCAGTGTAGAACCGATCTTGGCACCTGAGACAGCGAAGCTGTCGTCGTACTGACGGTTCACGTTGCGGGTGATCACGAGGTTATTCTCGAGAATCTCCAAACTCTTGCGAGTTATCATGTCGATGGTCAGAATACTGTTTGACATTTCAATTTCCTTTAAATGATGATGAAGACTGGTGAGGACACACGCCGCCGTTCTTATGTTTCCCCGTATTGCAGTTCATACAAAGAACCTGATACCCAGAAGGGAACTTGTTCTTACGAAGCCAGAGGTAGAAACCAACACCAGAACCTGCGTACAGACCCGATCTTCGCTCCTCAGCGCCGTTATTGTCAATATGATCTATCGAAAGAAACATCGGTTCACTTTCACCGCAGCAGTTGCACTTGTGTCCACCATAGGCTTCAAACACTTGCGTCCTGCAAACCGCTTGCAATCGTTTGGTTTTTTCCGACTCGGCTTTGCGTATTGCAGCAACCTCATCAGGCGTTCCATTCGCTAACTTGCGGTTGCGCCATTCCCGTGACAAAAGCCGGGATTGCTCCCGATTCTCCTCACGCCAATCGCGCATACGTTGGTTGTACCGTTCCCGGTTGCGCTCTCTGTATCTGGCCGCTGCTTCCCTGTTGCGTTGCCGCTTCAGTTCTTCCGCAGTCAGAGACTGATTATCCTTTTCCATGTTTACCTCCTATTTCGGGTAATAATACCCGACTTTGGAGGTCAGCGGTTGCGGGTTGCCCGTGCTTTGTCGATTTGTCTTTGGCGCTCGGCAGCAATCCAGTCCGATACATTCAGTGTCTTGGTAGACCGAGGATCGGTGGTGTCAGTGACACCAGGATTGGTTGCTCGTGCGGTTACCGGACGAATCGGGTCTGGCGCAGACGAGGTTTTCTTTTGGAAAGGCTCGGCAGTTAATTTAGCTTCGACTTTTCCAATCTCACGCGCTTGCAACAGTGGCGACAAGCGAGATATGCGTTCAGCTTCCTTGGGGTTACTACCTAGCCAATAGGCCAGATCAGGTCCAAGGTCAGACGCTTTGATGGTTTCGGCCATCGCATCGGTGACTCGAAGATTCGGGTTATACGCAACTTGGTCAAAGTCATCGTATTTAGACCGGGCTTCTTCCTCACGCTCTGCAAAGGTTTCTTCAATCTCAGCGCGTTGATTCTGGATTTCCCGATGTTGGACCAGCTTTTCAGCTTCGGCACGGATGAAATCACCGTATGCCTGTGGGCTGTCAAATTGATCTGCTGCCGGAATATCCGTTGGCATTGCTGGCACGGGTGCCTGCTTTGCCTGCTGCTCACGTTCCCATTTGCGCTGTTCTCTTGCGAGGCGCTTGCCAATCATCGCGTCGATTTCAGCCTGCGAGTACTTCTTTTCCTCTTGGGTGCTACCGTCTTGATTCTCAGCTACTACCGGCGCATTTTGTGCATTGTCCGTGGTGGCCGTCACCTCGGGTGCTTGCGCGGAGTCTACTTCCGCTAAGGTTTGGACTTCATCAGTCATTTTTAACTCGTGTGAGTTCCCGGTGAACCTCGCCGGTACGGTTGGTTAAACATTACCGATAGTAACTGATATTCAAAATTCCGCTTGCTGATTGTTGAATAAAGCGAATTTTTGTCAAGTCACCATCGTATTGCAATGGAACGCCAACAGCAATAGGCATACCAACAGAAGTGGAAGGCGCTACACCATCGTCACGCCAGCGCACAGGAGCGCCTTCCGCAACAATCAGCGCAAATGCAGGGGTGCAATTAAGACCGTTAGCGTCAGTCGTTGGCAAAGTCAAACCAACTGACGCGCTCAGGTTGGTAATTTGCTGATAGCCGAGGCACGATGTGACGATTTTGAGTTGGTTGTTTGCCATTTTAGAATCTCCGGGGTTGTGTGAACGATCTTAGCGCAATAGGAAATTCAGCGGTTGAATACGGGGGTGACAAGCTGAAATCCCATCCGTCATTATTTCCCGCATCTGTGTTTTCAAAGTCAGTATAAGCGTTCCACGAAGCGCCGCCAACAGCGTTAATGTCACGAATGGTTAAGTCAACCACGTTGACAGTCCCGCTTGCTTGTGACAACGTGGCTTGCGAACCTATTGTCGTAGATTGCAAAAACTTAACGCTTGAGTTGTTGGCTACAAAGCTACCTACGATAGAGGTTACGCCATTTTTAAGCTGGACCGTGCCATTGGTGATGGTGAATGCTCTTGTCGAACCTTGCGTCAGTGCGTCTTGAAAAGCGAACGTGCCACCGACACCATTAAAAGTGATGGCGCAGTCAAAAGTTTTGAGCGCAGTGGTGATTTGTTTTGTTCCCGATGTCGCTGCAAAAACAATTGATCCTGTATTGGTCAATGTCATTCCAGAAACAATTGTTAAATCGCCAAAGTATGTTCTTGGTAGAACCGAGCATGTACCAGAAAAGCCCGTGAAGTTTAGACCATTACAAGCCGTTCCGCTGCTGTTCGTGAACGATACAGTGTCAGTGCCAGCAACCACATTGAAGTTGATGGCCGAAGTAACTCCAATTGCAGAATCGTAGGACGCAACAACCGTTCGCGTGCCAGTTCCGCCGGAATAGGTCAATTCGACAATGGGTGTGCCGCTAGTATTGAAGCCCGCAGGTGTTGAAGTAGTCCAAATTGTTCCGGCATTGCCCTTTAGCGTAATTTTTCCAGTACCAAAAGCAACTGTACGAACATTGCTATTTGATGAACTAAAAACATTAACAGTTAGCGTGTGTGTATTTAATGTTAGCGTTCCAGCCGTGAACGCAAGTGTGCCTGTGCAGAGCGTTGGGCTACCAGATAATGAAAGATTGATGTCAGCCTTATTAACTGTTGTGCTTGACGATGTTGCCGTTGCCGCAACCGTTACTATTGCCGCAGTGCCTGAGTTAGCATCAAAAGTAGCCGTATCAGCGCTAGTCGGCGCTGTTGCGCCAGGAATACCGCCTGATGTAGCAGACCAATTAAGAATGCTTAAATTATCCCACGGGCCTGAGCCGCCAACCCAAAATCTTGCTGCCATATTTTTATCCTTTAACCATGTCTGAAGCAATCAAACCGCCAAACGCAAGATGCGGGGTTGATTGCACTGGTTGTTACGTTAGCAATCCGCAAAGTCACCGTGTTTGCCGCACTGACATACGCGCTCCAAACAAGTCCGGACTCGATCACACCGCCTTCTGGCGATGCAACCACTACCCAACCTGTTGTCGTTACACCAGTGATTGCGCGTGTTAATTCCGCAGTGGTGTTTGCTGGAATGCTCGCAAAGTCAAACGTGCCAGATCGTGACATTGTTTGCTTAATGTCAGAAAAACCACTAGCGTCAGCTTGATCGGTAATGTTAAAAGCATAATTTGGAACAACACCTACGTCCATGTTTAGCGAAACAGCAAAATCGGGTGTCGTACCAATATTGAATGTATTCGCCACAATGTTGGTGTTAGTCGGAACCGGTACGGAAGCGAGAATTCTAAAAGCAAATCTGTTATCTGCGCCAGTCACAAAGTTGCTAATGAAATTACAATCAGCAGGGTCTATTGCAAAACCAGACCCGCCTGAACCCTGCGATCCAATAGTGATACCAGATGAAACACCAGAAGAATTTTGCGAACAATTAAAAACTCTGTTTCCAACAACATCGGTTTGGGGTGAACCTGTCACAACAATTCCCGATAACCCGCACAAAAACACGTAGTTGTTGCTGACGTAATTTCGCAAACAATTTGCGCCTTGGCTTTGGTGTGAAATTACAATTCCATCATTGTCAAAATTACCAACAATGTTGTTTGAAATTGTATTGTATTTGGCCACTCCTGAAATAGAAATACAACCACTTTCGGCAGTAGTCGAAGTGCCGCCACCGATACAGGTGTTGCCGCTGACGATGTTTCCAATAACTCCCGGTTGCGGTGATTCGGCACGAACACTAATATTTATTTCGTTAAAGTCCCGAATGTTATTGTTTGTGATTTGAGAATATGATGTGCCGTTGGTGAAGTACACAGCATGGCGACCCTCACCTACTGCTCCGATAAACTGATTGCTGGAAACGGTATGGTAGCCTCCAGAAGCCCCAAAGCTGGCTACGCCGTAACCATTGCCAGCGGTACTGGGTGATGCAGGATTAACCCCCATGATGTGTTCAAACACGCAATTTTGAACTCGGTAGCGAGTACCGTTGCCGAACGCAACTGCGTTGTTGACGTAACGAAATCGGCAGTCTGTGATGGATACATCAGTTGAAGCGTCAACTGTGTCAGAGTAGATAGCCCACTGCGGAGTTGCTTGTGAGGCAGTTGCAGCACCGACAAAATCAATGCCGTTAAATGAAATGTTGCTAGAACCGTTTGGAATTTCAAATAAGTAAAAATCCGATGTGGTTGATTCCACGATTGACGTAAACGAATCCCCGTAAATAGCGGTATTGCTTGATACGTCTAGCGAGGCTGAAATGTTGTATGTTCCAGAGGGGAAATAAACAGCATCAGCGCCGCTGTCAAGTGCTGCTTGAATTTCAACAGTGTCATCCGCAACGCCATCACCAACAGCACCAAAGTCCTTGACGCTGACGGTTTCGCGGAGTTTGGTTTCGACAGTCTGGGATAGTTCTGCTGTACCTGTGCCAGTACCCACACCTGTTGCAATGAAGTGGGTGCCGACTGTGTTATTTGTCGCACCAATCAAGGTGAAATCGGTTGTACCAACAGACGCAATCCGGTAAATTTTTCCTACAACAAAGCTACCCGCCGTAACGGTGTAGCCCTGCTCGTACATGATGGAATCGGCATCATTGGCGGCTGGCGGCTGCGCGGATGATGGGATGTTGTCGTATGTGGCAATCAAAACATCTGTTGATGTTCTAAGCACAAACTTGTACCCGATTCCAAGCTGCAACCAAATTTCGCCGCCGCTAGGCACACGACCGGCAGAATCCAAAATAATCGGGTTGGTGTGAAAAGCAGACTCGGCGTTTGATGTGTACACGGCCAGCGGAGTAGTTGTACCTGCTTGATACGTGTAAATCTTGCCACCGGACAACACGTTGCCATTGTTGTCAAAAAATTGAGCGCCTGCACCAGCAAACAGCGAAAGAGTCACGGCCATGATGTGCGTCCTTATGCGAGGAATTTTAACTTGTACAGGGTGGACAAGTAAAGCCCGACGATTTCGTCAATGATGTTCTGGATCGGGCTGTCGGTCTTCTCTACCACCTCGTACCGCATGTCCTCAATGTCTTTGAGGGACTGCTCCAGAAACTCAATGATGTTTGTGGTCTTCTTGGCGCTCATCAAGCTAATGGGACCAATTAGACCATGACGGCCTTGGTACGCCTCGGCAAATTTGTCGGCCAAGTCGATCACTTCGTCGTAGAACGTGTTCAGCGCCGAGTGCTTAGAGAAGCTGCGGGTGTTCAGGTGAACCGAATGGGCCACGTCGCGGGCCAAGAACAGTTCGCCTACAAAATCAGCGCATTTCATTCATCTCTCCTTGAGGTGGCATCATCTCGGGCTGCATCTCTGGCTGCATCTCAGGCATCTGACGCTGCTCATTCATCATGACCATATTGTCGTTGCTTTCCATCGCAGCCGCCACAACACCCATAGCGATGTCTTGAATCTGCTGCTCAGTCATACCAGCCTGCACGGCGCTGATACGCTTAGTCTCAGCATCGAATGCTTTGATCTGGTTGGCCTGTTCCTTGATTTCCAAATCACGGACTTCCATGCTCTGGTTGACGTTTTGCAACATCTGGAACATGTTTTCCATCTCAGCTTGCATGGCCTGCATCTGCTGGTTGGCAGCGGCCAAGGCTGGATCGTCATCATCGGCCAGCACTTTGGGGTCGATGGTCTTTTTGAACCGCTTGGCAAGGTCTTGGGCACCGGGCCAGTCCATGTTCTTGACAAACAGGTCGCCAGCCACTTGCCACAACTGTGGGTTGCCTTGCAGCAACTGGGCCATGCTCTCCAAGGCTTCCTGACGCTTGGTGGCGTAGCCAGGACCGGTAATCACGCGCACATCGTACTTGCCAACGCCGGGGTTGTAGATCTTCTCGATCAACACGCCTTCTTGGTCCACGATCCGCTTGACCGGCTCTTGCTGCCCTGGGTTCATCTTGACGGTCGATGGCTCACCATCCTCGCCAATGATGCGGGCAATGCGCTCGGTGTCGTAAATCTTGGGGATCAGGTCCACGAGTTGACGACCAATGTGACGGATCGCACGGGCCAAGTTGTCAACGTAGTGGTAGGTGCCGATGTCGCCTTCGCGCTGACGCGCAAGAATGGCTTTACCCGAACGCTCGTTGCTGGTCATCCCCAGCGATGCGTTGTACTGACCGGTGGCCGACTTGATGTCCTCGGCAGCACCCGCCTTGGCTTGCAGCAGGCCGCTGGAAGCCATTGGAGGCTGTGCCCGCTGGGGTAGTGGCAACACAGCGCCTTGGCCGTCTGTAACGTCTGGATTGACCTCAAGGTAAGGCCAGTTGTTTGTGTTGGCAGTCTTCCACTGCTGCTCGTAGCCTTCAAACTGACCGCCGTACCCGATGAACGGGGCTTTGGGAGCCAGCGCCAGCATCTCAGCTTCCTGCGACACCCAGTAGTTGTACATGCGCTGGGCATCCTTGGCGTTGCGCACCAAGCCCGACACGTACATCTGGCCGTCAACCTCAAACTCGTTGCCGACCACGCGCACCACGGGGATGTAGGAACCAGCCCAATCGCGTTCCTCAAGGATGTCGTAGCCGTTGATCTTGCACCACTTGACCTTTTTGCGGTCAGCTTGGCGGCTGCGAATCGGCTTGCCGAACATCTCGCGCAGCATCTTGTCCTCGGGCGTACCGCTGAATGCAGTCTGGTTGCCGGGGTACAGGTTGAGCGTGTGCTTCTCGTACTCGATGTAGAAATACTCGGCGATGCGAATGGTGTTTTCACCGATCCACTGTGCAATGGACTGATCGCCCACGCCAAGGCTCATGAGGGTGCTGATAGGCGCTGCATCGGGGTACAAACGCTCGTATTCAGCCTTGGGGATGTCTTCCGTGATGAAGCACCAGCGGGCGTCTGCGCCTGCGGGGTCTTGGATCAAGGGGTCCATGTAGACGCTGAAACTGTTGCGAATGCGCCCGATCTTGATGTCCTGATCGAACGACTTGTCGTCGCAATACTCGGTCAAGACCCGAATGTAACCTTCGCCGTAAGACACTTGGTTCTCGCAGGCGGTGTCGTAGGCCACGTCAGCGTCCGAGATGTACTCGATGTGGCGAATCACGCCGTTGAACACGTCTGCCATGTCCACATCGGCCTTGTCGTCAGCCGGGATCACCTTGATGCCAGGACGGTTCATGCGCTGCTCGTTCGTCACTTGGTGAACGTGCTGCGGTAGCTTGTTGATGGTCAGGCAAGGACGGGCATTGATCGTTTGACCCTGCAAAGAACCACGGGTCTGGAGCACATCAGCGGGCCACTGCCACTGGTTGTCTGGAGAGCCTGCGTAGAACCGCAAGTCGTCGAGTTCGTCTTCCCGAGTCTCGGAAAACGCAGTCATTGCTGTGTTCAAACGTGAACGGGCAACAGTCAGGATCTCCTCGGAACCGCCTTTTGACGGGTTCGGTCCGTTTTTTGCCACATTTGCTGCGGCTACGATTCCGGTGGTGTCTTTCATGCGTCAAATACTCCGAGGGTGTGTGATTCCCTCATGACCAGAAGGTTGTCACCCTCGTATTTTAGGTCTTGGCCGATGGAATCACCAAATAGCACTTTGTCGCCGACTTTCACGTCCTTGGCTTCAGGCCCAACGGAGATTACCACACCCGTGCCAGTTTGTTTGTCGCGCAACAGGATGAAAAGCTCATGTTTTTCCATGTCGGGGCGGACGATCAGGCAGTCTTGCAGGGCTTGGAGGCTCATTTTTTGGTCTTCATTGTTGGTTTTTTGGCAGCTTCACGCTTGACGGAGTAGGCAATCGCAACTGCCTGCTTTACGGGTTTACCCGCAGACACTTCGGCCTTGACATTCTTGCGAAATGCCTCTTTTGAGGGTGATTTGACGAGTGGCATTTACGAACCCATCCATGAAGTAAGGGCAGCACCGTTTTGAGCGTTGCGCCGGGTATTTGTTCGCTCATTGTACTCCCGATGTGCCACAGGGTACGCAAAGGTCACGGCAATGGCGTCAGCCGCATCGGGTGATGCAACTCCACGCGCTTTCATCTCTTTCTTGCCTTCCAAAAAGATGGTGCCAGCCGAGTTGGGCTTCTTCATCGGGCCGATCAGGTCGGACTTGAGCATCCTGTCCTGCGGGATGCTGGCGGTCTTGAGCCAGTCGCGCATCGCACCCCAAATCTCAGCCCGCTTGTTACCCCACATC